TCTTGGTTTATTGTTTTGTTTCCTTATATTATTCTTTTGATAGTGTTAATGGGTGTAAAAACCCCTTTAACAATTGATCAAAGAAAATTTCTTCACACGATTAAAATACAAGGACCTATATAAAAGAAAATTTATATCATTAAGTGTAATATTATTATTTTATTACTATAAAATAATATATGAGATTAGAAATTTTTGTATTAGGGTTAACAGCATTTTTTGTATATAACGCATACACTGATGGAAAATATACTAAAGCATTAATGTCATTTAAAAAATACTATAAAATGATATTTTATTTATGTCTTGGTATTGGCATTTATTTATTACTAAAAAGAAATCCTAACCAAGGTCGTAATATGTTACTATATGCTAATAATTATATTAAATTTTTACCAATAGATAAAACCTCAATGGATATGTTAAGTCCGATTATTGATTTTACTTCTAAGAATGAAAATAGTAGTTTTATGGAATCATTTAATGGAATTGAAAGTGATAATTCTGGATTTGAGAGAAAGATATTAAGTTCAGGAAAAAATGGTACCAAACGATCTGTAAGTGAAACTAAGAAAAAATATATAGCTGCTCAACAAGATTGGAAATGCGGACATTGTAAAACACAGCTTGATCATACATATGAAGTTGATCATAAAATAAGATTAGAATATGGTGGTGGCAATGATGTACAAAATTTAATAGCATTATGTCGTAACTGTCATGGTAAAAAAACCGCAAGTGAAAATATGTAGTAAATTTTATATTTTTAATTATTAAATACTTTTTTCATTTATATTATTCTAGTAATATTATATGTCATCAGTTGATTTACCAAACGTTGATTTACCAAACACTGATTTACCAAAAGTAGACAACCCAGTAGAACTACCAACCCCAACCCCATCTACTCGCGATAGTCTTAATGGGTTTGTTTCTTTTTTAATGGTTATTGCTTTTATAATTTGTTTTATTTTTGTTTCTGCTATCATTTGGTTTTTAGTCTCTTTTATGAAAAATAAGAAGGCTCCAAGTGATACATTTTTTGGTTTTATTCAGACAGCAACAGGTATACCTAAAATGATACAACCTCTTATAATTTTTATTTTTATTTTTATTATCACTTTGATTTTATTATTAGCAAATGTTCCATCAGCACAAAGTGGCGGTGGTACTAGTGACGACCTTGCTGGAATACCAAAAAATATTTCAAATACGGTTTCTGCTGTTTTATTTGTATTATTACTTATAGTTATTTTAAGCGTTGCTTTTATACCCTCATTTAGCGATTTAAAAAAATTTTTTGAACAGATATATAGTGTTATGTATGTAATATTATACACTGTATTTCTTATTTTGTTTTTTAACTTTATATCACCAGAAACATTAAATGATTATTCCATTTATATAACATCTATTACTATATTTATTGGAATTTTTTGTTTTTATAACGCTTTAAAAACAAATTATATAGAAGAATTTAATATTAACTTTGAAAGAACTAAAGCTATTATATTATTCTTTTGTTTAATAGTTTGTTATATTATTTTTTATGATGTTGATCCTGGTAATTTAATTTCTAAATCATTCGGTTATAGTTTATTGTTAACAATTATTACTTCTGTTTTTATGTTTTTATATTTAATAATTCTTTTAACGTTACCAAATACTCCCACAAGTCCGGCGCCAGGCGATACAAACCATAGTTTTTTAAGTAATTTTTCTACATTTGCAAAATATAATACTTTATTTATTGCTCTATTTATAATTATTATAACTATTATTATTACTAAATATCCTGGTGGATTTTTATCAAAAGATAATCAAGGTGTAAGAGGTGGTTCAATAGTATTAATATTATTAATTTCTATCACTTGGTCTATAGTTACTATATGGAAATTATTTCCAGAATTAACAAATAAATCAGTAGCTACTACAGCGACTAGTTTTTTTAAACGTGCACTATTGATATTATTTGGAATAATTATATCTAGTTTAGTTATTTTTTGGTTAGTTTATAATTTACAACATCTTTCTAACAGTTCTAGTATTGCTAGTTTTGTTATTAATTTACTTCTTGTTATAGTTGTATTAGGTCTAATTTATAAGATAATTACAATATCTTTACCTTCTAACAATTCTACCAACTCTAAAAAGGAAGGGTTTTTTAATATGATAATTAACTTTATATTTTATATTCCTTGTATATTTATTGGTATATTTGATTTTATTGGTAAGCTTATAACTGGAGATGCAGATGGTACCGCATCAGGATCAGTAGTAATGATAATAGTTTTAATTATTTTACTTTTAGCTTATTATTATTTACCATATTTATATAACTTATACAGTTTACAAGGTGGTCAACAATTAGTAAACAAACCGGTTTATACAGATAATCTATATCCTTTAGCAACTTATCAAGATTTAAATGTTGTTGATTCGAGCGGTAACACCTTTAATCCTTCTTATCAATATGCTATATCATTTTGGGTATTTTTAGACGCAGCAGGACCAAATACAAATGCAGCATATGATAAATACACTTCACTATTAAATTTTGGAGATAAACCAAATGTTCTTTATAATGGTAAATTGAACACTTTGATGATTACTATGAAAGCAAAAGACCTTAAAGCTACTACAATAAACAAATTTAATGAATTTGATGAAAATGATAATTTAATTATTTATAAATCAGATGAAACCCTTCTTCAAAAATGGAATAACATTATTATAAACTATAATGGAGGTGTATTAGATATATTTTTGAATGGGGTTTTAGTAAAATCTAAACAAGGTGTAGTTCCTTATTATACTTTAGATAATTTAACTATAGGCGAAAATAATGGGATAAAAGGAGGAATTTGTAATGTAATTTATTTCAAAAAACCTTTAACGATATTGAATATTAATAGCTTATATAATTCTGTCAAATCATTGACCCCACCTACATTAAATAATTCTCAAGAAACAATAATAACATATAAAACAATTTAAAATCATTTATTAAGAAAAATAATTAAATTTAGTAAAATAAATTTAATTATGAAACAATTAAAATAATTTAATTTACTAAATTTGAGTAGATAATTTCTAAATCTATATTATACGATGAGCCCTTTTACTATTGTCATAATAATTGTAGTAATTGTTTTAATATTTATGTTAATTAGTTACATGTTTTCTGACCCTTATACGTTACAAGGCGTTAATAATGGTCAATCGATGGTTTTAGTTAAATCTACATCTTTAGCAACCAACGGTTCAAATGTACCATTAAATAATTTCGCATATTCTATTTGGTTTTATGTAAATAATTGGAACTATAGATATGGTGCTCCTAAAGTAATTTTTGGTAGAATGGGTGCGCCTGCTCAACCACCCGCTGGAGACAATTCAAACAGCTGTAACGGTTCAGATCCTTGTCCATCTGTTGTTTTGGGAGCTACTGAAAATAATATTGATATTAACTTATCTTGTTATAGTGGTTTAGACGAAGAACCTGTTGCCGGTGCTGCCACCCCACAAACTACAATAAAGACATGTTCAGTATCTAATGTTCCAATACAAAGATGGGTAAATTTAATTTTAAGTGTTTATGGTCGCTCTATGGATATTTATATTGATGGTAAATTAGTTAGTACTTGTTTATTACCAGGTATAGCAAATGTAAATAATGACGCTGATGTATATGTTACACCATGTGGTGGTTTTGAAGGCTGGACAGCTAAATTTCAATTTTACCCTAGTCCTCTAAATCCTCAACAAGCATGGAATATTTACACACAGGGTTACAGTAGTTGGTTAAGCATGCTCAACGCATATCAAATACAGTTATCTTTAGTTGAAAATGGCGAAACAAAAAGTAGTGTTACTATTTAAAAATATAAATGTTTATTTTTTTCTTATTTATTTAATATATAAATGAGTGACTACGGATCATATAATTCATTTTCAACAAACGGAAGAGGAAGTTTTGGAACTCGTGAATTTTTAGAATCAAATAGTTTAGTAGCAAAATTCGCATTTTTATTATTAGTTATTTTTGCATTTATAATACTATTAAGAGCTGGTATATCTTTAATAAGTTATTTGTTACAACCAAATCAATCTCCACAGCTTATAAATGGAATGGTCGATGCTACACAAATGGTTGTCTTTCCACAAGACCCTAGTAGTAATGGTGCTGTTACTATATATAGATCTGTAAATGCAACTGATGGTGTCGAATTTACTTGGTCTGTATGGATTTTTATAAATACTTTACAATCAAGTGCTGGAACTTATCAACATGTTTTTAGTAAAGGTAATAGCACAATAGGTGAAGATGGTATGATATCTCCAAATAATGCTCCCGGAGTATATTTATCACCAGATACAAATAATTTACTTGTTGTAATGAATACTTTTAGTACTATTAATGAAGAAATTAATGTTCCTGATATTCCAATTAATAAATGGTTTAATTTAATTATAAGATGTCAAAATACAACTCTCGATATTTATGTAAATGGTACAATTACTAGAAGTATTGAATTATCTGGTGTACCAAAACAAAATTACGGTGATGTATATGTTGCTATGAATGGAGGATTTAATGGATATGTTTCTAATTTATGGTATTATAATTATGCATTAGGAACTCTTGCTATTCAAAATCTTGTTGCTAATGGACCTAATACTAATATGATTGGTTCTAATGGTATGAGTGATAAGAATGCCAACTACTTATCTTTAAGATGGTATTTCGCAGGTTCTGATAATTTATATAACCCATAAAAATCATATTTTAAATAAATAATTTTTTGTATAAATAAAAAATTATCTATATATAAGATGTCAAATTCATATAACTATTTACCACAACCACCAAGAGTATGGTC